GGTTTGTCAAGCGCCTGTTTCTGTTGCGAGGTACAGGCAAACCCCTAGCAGACTAAGCTGCTAATGCGAAACCTTGTGAGTTAGCATTTAATTAACAGTACGATGTTAGCGATTAATCTCCTAGAAGTTTTACCTACGAGTCGATCCTATTTCAACCCCATAAATTTTGGTTTAATGGTGGAGTTGCTCGGTATTGCACCGAGGTCCTGCATAGTTATTGTCTTCTTATCAACGACTAATCTTTTTTGTTTATCGGTTTTAACCGTTTGCTCAAGGCGAATGTTCTATTAGGGTTTATACTGACATTCATCAATCGCATTAAATCTCTATTGACTAGTAAGTCTGAAGCAGCTCTAGGTCTACTATCTAATCCAACTTCTATATCTTTATATGTGAAACCATTAAATGTAATATCTAATAATACTGTAGGTCTAATTTCAGATGGTTCTTCACCCTCAGCATTTGCTCTAAAGATTTTACTTACACCATGTTTAGGTTTACTAAAAATCTTACCGTCATATTTCCATTTTATAATTTTACCATCTTTTTCTAAAATTTTATCGGCATGTAAAGCACATGCTTTTGATCCGTTACCACTATCAAGTTTAGCTCTAACTTTACCAACACCATCTATTTCAACTGTCTCAAGCCAACCACATTCTAAAAGTGCTTGTCTATCCCAATGTTTTCTTTTTGAAATATAATCAACTAAAAACTCCATCATTTTTTCACCATCTATTCTTCCAGATGGTTCGCCTACTGAATAGTAATCTTTATATTGGTAACCCTCGTAATCAGCACCTGATCCTGGACTACCATTGATTTCTAAAATGTATGGTTTATTATTAAATACTATGTGATCAACTCCTACCATATATGCTTTTGAAACTCTAGCAGTTTTTAAAACCAATTCATATTCTTCTTCACTTAATATGTAAGGTTCTGCTTCAGCACCTCTGTGTGTATTTGATCTAAAGTCATAACTACTATGTACTCTTTTTGTACATGCAATAACTTTGTTATCTACTACGAAAGTTCTAACGTCAAACTTCGTAGGCATAAATTCTTGTATTAAAAGTTCAGACTCTAGTTTCCACATTGCTTGTGCTGTTGCAACTAGGCCCTCATAACTTTCTATTTTGATTACACCGATACCTTGTGTGCCAGTTAATGTCTTTAAGATTATAGGAAATTTACCACCAACCTTATCTAGTCCTGCTTTTATATTCTTTTCGTTAGATATAAAAGATGTTGTAGGTGTAGGTATACCAAATTTTTCAAATAGTAAAGCAGACGTAAGTTTGTTATCACAAGTTAACATCGCTGCTCTTGTGTTAGCCATAAATGCTGATGAGTTTTGAAAGGCAGATATTAAAGAAAGACCAGCTTCGTCTTCTACTGCACCTGCTCTTGTTATACAAAGTGTATCTCTACCTGTAAAGGTGTATTCGCCATCTTTACCATCGTAATTATAAACTGTAAGGGTATTCTTTTCTTCGTCTTTGTCTGTGATAATTGCTGATTTAGTATTTACAATAATACATTCTATCTTCTTCTTTTTACATGCTTTTTCTATAAGTTCAACAGTTGAATCCTTATTAGGTTTATCTGAATCGTTTATAGTAAGAATAGCAACCGTGATATTGTCTTCATCACGACTATTATCTTGCTCTGTTATGTAGTCTCTAAACTTTGGTATTTTCATCTTGACCATTTTCCTTAACAATTTTTTTACCTATGTTATATTTAGCAGATAATATCCACTCTTTTTTCTCTTTAAACGGTAAAACTTTTATTTGTGATAATGGTGCTTTGTTAGATACTGCTGTCTCTTTTAGAACAATATCAATTAAATTCCAGTCCTGTAATAGAACGGCTATTGTATTTCTACGTTGAATATCATTGTTTATTAAGGTTGCTTTTTTACCATCTAGGGCAAACAACTCTTTAAAATGTACTATGTAATACTTACCTTGCTTATGTAAAATATGACATGATTGGAAAAGAGTTTTATCTTTTCTACTTGCGACACCAATTCGTGTTAATGTTTCTCTTACTTTTAGGAAATCGTCTGGTTGGGTCAAGGTGACCTCTAACATACTCTCTTGTGTCCAAGTTACTTCTTCATTCATTTAGTTCTCCCGCCCTTGTTACAGGCTTCTTTAATTTTAATAATATTTTCTGGTGTAAGTACTTGTAAGGCTGTTCTCGCTTTTTCATTACTGTAACCATAATACTCTTTAACAACTTCCAAATCATGCAGTTTTTGTTTTTTAATCCACTTGCCTCCAAACCGCTTCTTTGTTCTAACACTATTTAGTAAAAATTGGAACTGTATATCCTTGTCCAAGAAGTGATAACCATTCATTTCATTGGCATGTGGAAGTGTATCCCAAAACATAGATAAACACTTGTTTATTATAAATGGTGGGTATTTTTTAGTCCAGGCTTGATCTGTTGTATTCAACAAATTGACCTTGGTCTCGTTAATTGCTTTTAGATAATCTTTTAATTCGTACATAATATAATTCTGGTGCCCTTTATCCGAGTCGAACAGATGACCTACTGATTACAAATCAGTTGCTCTACCAGCTGAGCTAAAAGGGCAAAACCTTTCTACTTTCGTTTGTTATGTCTACCCATATACCAATCGCCAGGTTCATAATCCCAACGTTTTCCATGATGTCCTCGTATATCTGCATACCACATTCTCATTCTAACTATAATTGTTCTAAATATTGTTCTCTTGGCCACTTGTCTTTTCTTTCTTTATCTTTAATATTATAAATGATATAATTCATTTTGATCTTATTTATACGTTCACTTATTTAAACTTACAATTTGCCATAATCTCGGTCAAACAAGCGATTACATTGATTTCATGGTCTGCCACAAAAGCAGCCTTGTATTGATAGCCAGCAATAATAAGTATTGCTTGAGGTACCGATTTAGGATCTAAACTAATTGATAAATGATCATACACACCTCTGAATAAATCAGTGGCATCCATATCTAAATGCTGTATTACCCACTTACGCATATTATCAAATTCTTTTTTATGTAGATAGGACATAAGGTTTTTGTAGTCCGTTTCTTTCAAATTGAATAGTATACCACTATCAATCTTACCACGTACTGAATACCTTTGTAATTCGTTAATCGTTCTCCTGAAGTCTGGGTAGTGTTTTTCAATTAATTGAGCTAAGATGTTCTTATCATATTCAACTTCTTGCTCTTTTAGAATATTTTCTAAACGTTTCATAAAAGACATGGCCGTTTTCTTTACTTGACCATTGGTAACTTTAAAATCAATAACAGTACATCTACTATGTAAAGCAGGTATTATCTTGTTCTTATAGTTGCAAGTGAATATAAATCTACAGTTGTTATAAAAACTTTCAATGAAACCTCTTAATGCAGGTTGTACAGACTCAGCGTTCATATAATCTGCCTCGTCCATGATAACAACTTTGTGTCTTGATTCTGTATTGAATGATACTGTAGTGGCAAAGTTCTTAATCTTATGCCTCAATGTATCTATTTGACGACCCTCGTCTGAGCCATTGATTATGATATAATCAAGGTTTAACTGCTCACACAATGCACGTGCTACAGTTGTCTTACCGGTACCAGCAGTACCAGTTAATAACATATTAGGTAATTCTTTTTTATCTAAAAATTCTAAAAATGTTTTCTTTGTATCCTCTGGTAAGATACAATCTTCAATAGTCTTTGGACGGTATTGTTCCACCCATAAGAAATCTGCCATAATATATACTCCAATTTATTCATTATCTATCACTTGTTAGAGAAAACTTTTTAACGATCTCCTCATCAACTTCATAACCACCTTTTCTACTAGTCCACTCATCAACATATTTTTCAAAGTCATACTCTTGTATAAAATCCGAAACTCTATCTGATAATTTCATATCAGCGTCAAGGTCATAGGAAGAAGATACTTTGGTTGCTAGTTCTAATCCTCTTTCAAAGATTGTTATAGTACCAAACTCCTCAATAATATCCTTTAAGGGTATTTCTCTGTTTATATAATGTGTAGATTGGTGATGTTCTCTAGTTTCAAGCTTAATACTTTCAACAGTACTATCTTGATCTCCTTCAACTTGAAGATTAGAGTTTACAAATGGATCGTCCACTTAAAACTCCGAATCAGGTTCTAATGCAATCCAATATTGTACTTGTTTTGCTTTAGAAATAAAACTAGAAATTTTAGCTTTAGATATTGCAACATCATAATCATCTGGTATCATCTTAAAGTTTTCTGACTTAAAGTAAGCATTAAACTTAATGTCTGATTCACCAATTGTTGTAGATACTTCGTTAGATGATTTGTTTTTCTTATCAGTTGCAACTAGTTTAATATTTTTACCATCACCGATAACGGCAACATCTGGTAAGTTTAAAGTAGTAACACCTTTTTGTAACTCAGCAAAGTCATCTTTTTTCAAAGTAAATGTAACATGATTATCTGGCATGGTTATTTTACTAGGTTTAAATACTGTAGATGGATCAGAGAAGTAATACTTAACTTCTTTTTTAGTTTTCTTATCCACGATAAGACAGTAACCTTTGCCAGTAAATTTAACCTCTGGACTTTGAAACAAGTCTAGTGATCTTAAAAATAATGGTAGATCATAGATAGCAAACTCGCTATCAAATTTTTCTTCTATATCAGCTTCTGCTAATATATTTCTCATATTGGAAATAGTTTGTAACTTATTTCCTGGCTTTACTAAAATATTCATGTTAATATCACTGAAATTTTTTAGTAACGCAATTGTATTAGTTGATAAATTCATTTATCTTCACTCCTTTTCATTATTAATGGAGCGGATGGTAGGTACTGCCCCCACTTCTAGAGATTGGAAACCTCTAATATTACTTTTATACGACATCCGCAATTTTAATCCTATATCATTTGTTATCAATTGTCAAGCCTCTAAGCTTTGTAAGCATCCAATGTTTTTTGAAACTTACCGGCATGTGATTTCTCTGCTTTGGCTAATGTTTCAAACCAATCAGAAATTTCATCAAAGCCTTCTTCTCTAGCAGTTCTAGCCATACCAGGATACATATCTGTATATTCATGTATTTCACCTTTGATAGCTGAATTTAGATTTTGCTCTGTGCTACCCATAGGTTCGCCTGTTGCTGGGTCTCCAACTTCTTCTAAATATTCTAAATGACCATGTGCGTGACCTGTTTCACCCTCAGCAGTTGATCTGAATACTTGTGCTACTTCAGCAGCGCCTTCAATATCCGCCTTTTGAGCAAAATAAAGGTATCTTCTATTCGCTTCACTTTCTCCTTGGAAAGCAGCTCTTAAATTGTCTTTTGTTTTACTATCTTTAATATCCATTTAATTCTCCTTTAACGTTCATAATATAGTTTCATTATATAATAAAAGAGGAAGGAAGTCAATGCTCCCTTCCACTTTTTTTTAGTTTATTTATAGTTTGAAAGGTTGTCCTTTAATACCAACTACTCCAGATTCTTTAGTTTCACCACCATTATTATTATCTGGTTTCTGATTTTGCCACAAAAAACCACTTAGCTTAAGAGGTAAAACCTTTTTGATCTTATCTAAATCAATATCAGCACCTGCTAACTTAGCTATGTGTTGAATCCACTTACATTCATTTTCTAGATCAGTAATATGGAGTTTTTCCAATTCTTCTCTTTGAGTGTATAATGCAGGTGCAGCTTTAGGTTCGTCAATGAAGCTAATAATATGTACCGGATGTTGTTTACCATATTGCATATAAGTACTTTTACAATTACCTATAAGTGATGATAGGTCTTGATAATAGGTCACATAACCTAACTTACCTGTTTTTAAAAAGTTCTTATCACCTTTAAAAGGTATATTGTTTTTTTCTGCATATTCTTTAACAGAGTTTAAACCTGTACCTTGGTGCCAAGTTCTAACAGGACCGTTTGATGATTTTTGAGTTTTATAAGACTTATAGATGTTTTGTCTATCAGTTGCAGTCATTTCAGGAGTAACCTTTAAAATCCATGCCTTGACCACTGATTTTTCATCTGTAATCATATCAGACTCAACAGCTTTAAGAGCACCATTCACAATATCCTCTTTTGTATTTGGTGTATGTGCCTCACCTAAATGTTTATTAGATAAAAACTTATCACTAAAAACATCAACAGGTTTGCCTACTGGTTCAACTACATCTACAATAATGGTTTCCCATTCTTTCATAGAAGCTGCCTGTGTTCTGGTAAATCCCCATTCTAGGTTAAAATATTCATCATTATCAGAATTAACTGATACGGCTATCGGTGCTTTGTCGTGTGACCAACCTATAGCTTCAAAACTACGAGCAATTGGTGTAGCGTTTGATTGTTTAACTAAATGGGTTCTTATTTGATTTTCTAATTTAGGAATTATATTTTTTAATTTTGTTATAATTCTCTTTTTAAATGTATAACCTGGTGTGTCTTTATATATCACACTAGGTGGACATTGCTTTAACGACTTATTCAAGTCAAAGTGTACTTTCATACTATCTCCTTTTGCCTACTGGCTGTTAGTTCACGATATACGGCTACTGCCTTAATGTATATCTAGTTTATATATAAGTACGTTATATTAACATACAACCTTACTTATAGAAATTCACTAGGCTGAGGATCCCTACCAGTTCCCTAGTGAATATCTATAAGTGTTAGTTTTTTATTAAAGATGAAACTAACAAAACACCATAAAGAAGCCCACTATATGCTTCTTTTTTAACGCTGTTAAGGGCTTACGAGCAGCCTCAACCATAATATATATATATCAAACACAAGCGTTAAATAACTAAATTATAAAAATTTTTCTCTTAATCTCTTGTTCTTTTTTGCATTAGCAATCATTTCTTTTTGCTTACGTCTTTTTTTATCTGATGGTTTTTCAAAGTGTTGTTTTTCTTTGAACACTTTTAAAAAGTTATCTTTAATAGATTTTCTTTTCATCACACGTAATGCTTGTTCTATATTATTATTTCTAACTTCTATTACTTTTTCTCTTGACAATTTATTATTCCTTTCTGTAGTGATTAATTTATCCTCTTATAACGTGGGTGGCCACTACACCACCCACAAGGATTACACTAAGCTTTAGACACTGTCTGAATCAGAGTCATCGTCTGATTCGTCTTGGTCTTCGCCAAGATCCGATTGTTGAGCTAAATCTGCCTGTCTATTTTGTTCCATAATGTCTTCAACACTTGAACCAGAATCTACTTTGGTATATAACTCTACAAACGAATTTTTTGTATCATCTTCAAATCTATTAGTACACATCTGAATTGCTTTTACTTTATTATTAAATATAGCATAAGCTTGAGTTATGTGGACTAATCTTCTTGTAGAGATAATCTCGTCAACACCACCATCAAAGTAGGTTTTTCTAATCACATCTGCCCACGTTGTAAGCTTTGTGATGAAACCTGCGTCTGTTTTACCAGCCGCCTTTAATGTATTTGTTAATATTTTTTTCTCAATAGCAACACTTGGATATTTCTGTTCAAATGTAACAGGAAATCTTTCAAGAAATGCTTCATTAAGAATGTTTGTACCAATGAATTTACCATCTTCACTACCTTGACCTTTTGTATTGGCAGTAGCAACGATATTAAATCCAGTCTTTGGTTTAACAAACTTGTTAATTTTCTTAACATAAACACCTGATCCTTCAAGTATTGGTTGTAGACACATGATTTTATTAGAAGCTAAATCAACTTCATCTAATAATAAAAGAGCGCCTCTTTCCATTGCTTCAATCACAGGACCGTTTTGCCAAACAGTTTGGCCATCTTTAAGTCTGTAACCACCTAAAAGATCGTCTTCATCGGTCTCAATTGTTATGTTAACTCTTATTAATTCTTTTTTGGCTTCAGCACAAGATTGAATTACACCCATTGTTTTACCATTACCAGATAAACCTGTAATGAAAATGGGATAGAATCTATTAGATTTAATAATAGATTTCACATCTGTGTAGTTACCAAATGGAACAAATATTGGATCTTTTTTAGGTACAATATCACCTACTAAAGATGAAACAATATAAGCGGCTTCTGATTTAATCTCCTCAGCAACTGCCGTTTTTTTGTTTTTAACTGGCGATACAACAGGAGTAGAAATATCTTCTCCGTCTACCGGTAGTTTAAACAAAGATTTTCCTAATTTGTAATCTTTATTTTTGATTAACCATTGTGGAGCATACTTGCAACCAAATTTCTTGTTTGCCTCCTTCAATTGGTCTACTGTCAATTCTGTTGTTTTAAACATTGCGAAAGCATGTTCAACGAATTGCGTTTGTTTAGTGTTTAACATAGTGTTATCCTTTTGTTACGTTGTTTTTATCCTTTATCCTATCAGGATTTGTCATAGAAAGCAAGCCTAAAAGAAGCGTTGATACCATTACCTTTTAAGCAACCTCCTCTATGAATTTGTTTAATACCGTTCTGGAAGTGATTCTTCCTTTCATACTCTTACTGAATACTGACTTAATTGAAGCAGTTTTCGAATCATCTGTAATCGCTGATAGATCAGCATTTTGAACTTTCATTGATTTACCGTTAAGAAGAAAGTACTTATTGTAACCTTTGTTGTGTACTAGTACTGCTTTTTCTTTTTGAAAAGTGGCTTTGATTTTATTCATCATATCATTTCTGTGTTCATAACTTTTAAAGTTTTTAACATAGCTACTGATATCCCACCACTTGATTTGTTTAAGAACATAGAAACCAATTGTTTTAATACCGTGTTCTTTTTGAATTAATGTTAACATCAAATTGGTAAGTCCTTCTCTACTGTCCTCATTAACATATGATCTTTTACCAACTTTGATAACTGTTTTAACTGGTACATATGGTGCATTCTTATCAACGGCACCAGTTCTACACTCATCTTTATGTTTTCTGGTAAGACCGTTCTCACCTAATATAACTTTTGCTTCACCAGTATAATTTGCACCACCGTCTGTTAGGGTAATGAAAGTCATTTTTTCTACGTTGTATTTTCTTTTAAACATGGGAACTATTTTAAGACACGTAACTAATGCTTCGTTAAGAGGTGTAGTACCAAGATTGTATTGGTTAGGCATATGAAATCTACTACCTTCATAAGCTTTTTCATTACTCCAGAAAGAATTTTTAATACTATTATCATAACATAAACCCATATTGTAAACATACATTAAAGATTCTTCTAAATCTTTTTTCTTTGATTTATGATCTGCTAATTCAACTAGATTAAAGTTTTCTAAATACATGTCACCAGATTTGTATTTCCATACAGATTTACTTGTTGATTGATTGTACTTATCTAGACCTTGTTTCCAAGAATATTCAGTAGTAAACATATATACTTTAAAAGGTATATTGATTTTTCTACAAAACATAACTAAATTTATTAATTGATCAATAGTCTTTTTAAGATCGTTTGCCATACTACCAGACCAATCAAGTAACATCATCATACCATGATTCTTCTCTGTAGGTATAATAGTTAATCTTTTAAATATATCATCACTGAATTTGTAATCTTTTAATTTTAAAGGATCAATAGTACCAGTTTTATCAGTACTAGCTCTTTTATATGCTGTAGCACTTTTTTTCATTTCAAACTCTTTAACAAGATAGTTAACTGTTTTCATGTTATCTTTGATATATTTTTTGTAGTCATTTTTTAACCACATTAAATATTCGTGTGTACTAGCATAATGCTTTCTTTCACTAGCGATGTATTCTCTCATTTCAGATAGAAAGGTTTTATTAGAAACAATAACTTTATTCAAATTAACATCTGGTAGATTAACATAGTTATAGTCACATGTTCTATCAGTTAAACTTTCTCTATTCTTTTCATATGTTTGATCAGTAACAGCAATAAATTTTCTAGAATCTAAATTGTAACCAGCTTCACCCTCATCGGCACCGTTACCGTGGTCAGGTGCTGAATTAGTTGAGTCTGATTCTACTTTGTTATCTTCTTCTTTTACTTCATCTTTACTTTCAGTTTCAGCATAAGATTCTTCTTTCTTTTCTTCTTCGCCATCTTTAGACTCACCTGGTTTGATATGTTTATCAGCAAGTTTATATAACTTATCTAAAGTACTACCAGAAAAATCTGAATCTTTTTCTTTACTTTTAATATCTTTTTTCTGCCAAGCTAACATTTCTTTTGCTAACTTAACTACACTAGTAAATGATGTAAGAGAATTAACTTTTGCTAACCATTTATTATCAGCAGTTGTAAAATTAATTTTAAGTCTTTTAGATGACTTGTAAAATACGTTGATCTTATCAATCAACATAAAGTCTTTGTCCATATCTCTGTTTTTAATACCAAAGAAATTTGCTTTGTTTAAGATATCAAAACCATTGATATAGTTTTTAACTACACCCTCATATCTTGTTTGAATTTTTTTGTCTATTCTGCAATCTTCTAATACATTGATGTATGCTCTTAACTCATCATCATTTATTTTAGACCATTTTCCGTAAGGAGTAAATAAAGCATGAGCACACTCATGGGCGATTAACATGTCATATACATCAGCACTTTTAGTTTTAAAGATAGGTAGTGTTAGTACTCTATTCTTAACATCAAATGAAGCTGTCTTAACATTGTTATGTTGAATTGATATATTCTCTGTAGCGATAAGTTTAGCAAGTTGACTTTTTTGATCAAGGCTAATTTTTGTAGTGGTTTTATTTTTCATATACACTTATCCTATATGGAAAAGACAGGAAAGTCAAGCCATATAATTCGTTGTGGTTACTTGCTTATTGAAAGAACATAATGAGAACATTACATTTTCTTGTTTGATTCGTTATCTTCCGACTTGATTTAAGTACTTTTCCTTGCACTCTTCCCAATCCAAGTATATCAAATCATCATAGAAGTGTGATTCTTTGGAGAACCTATCAGTTGCTAATAGGTTTTTAATTCTTTTTGAAGCATGTTTTTGTTTCCATACTTTGACTAATGCCTCTGTAGATGAATCGAATCGTTTAATAAGACCATCATCTTTTACTTCGCCTCTTAAATACTCATAAGTGTTTTCAAATAGTCTTGCAAAATAGATACCTCTGGCATGGTCTGTTTTGATTAAAGATTTTTCTATACCCATTTTAGAATAGGTAAACATATACGATCTATTCTTATGATCTCTTTTTAATGGTTGGCCATTGGCTCTCGTTGCTTCATACCATTCAAAGTATTTTCTAGTATGGTTTTTCTTTAACCATTGTTTAATTAGTTTTTTAGTTGCTGGTTGTGGTTCATATGAAACAGATCCCATAGTGAAACCCATACGTTTCCAATATTTTAAGCCATCGTATTGACTTAAAGTGTTTGCTTTCGCCTTACCATATAAAGATGTTGTAGTAACTCCTACTAACTTGTCGCCATACTTGTCATGCCATAATTTCTGTACCTCATCTGATAAACATAGATATGCTAATAGTTTACCACCTGTATAACTGTAACCTAATGGTTGTGTAGGTACAATAGAAGAACCAATTGCTGTATGATTAATCATACCACCAAATGTTTTACTCTGTCTGTCCCAACCAATAGCACTGTCTCTAGGTGTTAAATCCATGAAGTCACCAGATATACAAATGACACCTAAATGTTTACCTGATCTATTATCGTTTACATTAAAAAATAGTTGTCTGCCAATATTACTATTGTTTTTCATAGTAGATAAGAAAGTTCTTAATGTAT